TTTTCCCAGTAGTTCCAGTAGATAAGAAGAGCGACAAGTTCTTCACCTACACCAAAAACGACTGGTTCAGAGATGAAGCACAAAGAAGAGCACCAGCGACAGAATCTGCTGGTGGAGGTTACAATCTTTCAACTGACACTTACAGTGCAGATATTTGGGCATTCCACAAGGATGTTCCAGACCAGATTGTTGCCAACGCTGATGCACCTCTAAACCCACTTCGTGAAGCAGCAGAGTTCGTAACTCACAGACTATTACTTCGTCGTGAATTACAATTCGTAAATGATTTCATGAGTGCAGGCGTTTGGGGAACAACCATTGCAGGAACAGCAGGAACAGCCACTTATGGTCAAACTGCAACCCAATGGAGCAACTACACTTCTTCAGACCCAATCGAAGATGTAGAAGCAGGCAAAGCACAAATCTTGTCAAATACAGGTATGGAAGCAAACACTCTCGTATTAGGTTACGAAGTGTTCCGTCAACTCAAGAATCACCCAGATTTAGTTGACCGTATCAAGTACACCTCATCACAAACAATCACAGCAGATATGATTGCTGCAATGTTTGACATTCCTCGCGTAATTGTGTCAAAAGCAATTAAAGCAACGAATGCTGAAGGTGCTACCCAAGCGTACGCATTTGCAACAGGCAAAACAGCCTTACTTGCACATGTTGCTCCAAATCCGGGCTTAATGACCCCTTCTGCTGGTTACACCTTCTCATGGACAGGTGTTTCTGGAGGATTAGGTCAAGTTATCGGAACTTCACAATTCCGTATGGATTCAATCCGTGCATCCAGAGTTGAAGCAGAAATGGCATTCGATAACAAAGTTATCGGGTCAGATTTAGGCTACTTCTGGAACGGCATTGTTGCTTAATTAGCAACTAAAATTTAGGGGGTGGGCAGAAATGCTCGCCCCCTTATTTAATAGAGGAGAATTTTAATGGGCATGTATGTTCAATGGAAAGACGATAAAAATAAACAATCTTTCAAACCAAAAATTTGGACACCCATGCTTTTCGACAAAAAAGATGCTATCAACCCAACCCAAGATGGTCATTGTTTTTGGGAAGCACAACTTCATTTAAGTTTACCTAAAACTGGTCGCCCAACCTATGTGAAAATAAATTTTGCTAGGGATTACAAGGGTAAGAACGACACCACCGGAACAAACACTTACGCAGTTCCAGATGGTGTGGAATCAATTCAATTTACTTTATCTTGGTTTTTCAACGCTAAAATAGGAACACCGATTTCTTGCATGGTTTACCACAATGGGGCATCAGCAATCGAATCACCTATCCGTCAGTTCAAAGGATTGATTTTGTAATGACTTTCACATATTCAGGTACACCATCAGCAAGCCAGCGTGATGCTATCAGGTTTTTATTAAACGATACTGATTCCACAGATGTGCTTTTACAAGACGAAGAGATTTCATATTTGATTGCCACATGGACAAATACTTATGAGGCAGCAAGAGGTGGTGCTGAAGTTATTGCATCAAGATTCACTCGTGATGCTGACAATGTTTCTAAAACAGTTGGCGATATTTCTATTTCCAAATCATTCACAAACAAAGCAAGAGAATATCGTGCTTTGGCTAAATCATTGTTTGAACAAAGAATGCGTTTGTCCCCACCAAACCCAACTATTAACCCTCAAGCAATTGAATCAACAATCAATCGTGGTCCATTCACTCCAACAACAGATTTCTACTTGGGTGAGTTCGATAACCCGACAAATGGTTTAGATTCAGATACGGTTGACTAACTATGGTTTTTGACCCAGAGTTTAATGAGTTGATGCCAGATACTTGTTCTTTTACTAATGGTACTGCTTTTGACAATTATGGTAAAAGAAGTTATGGCACAGCATACACAAAAAAAGGTCGTTTGATGTATGACGATGAGGTTGCTCGTACGGAGGACAAGCGTGAATTTTCTGTTACAGGAAGATTTTTAACAGAAGGTCCTTTGTTAAATGTTAATTTGACTAGCACTATGACTTTGCCTGATTTTTCTCAAGCAATTATTTATGGAATTGACCAGTTGAAAGATGAAGATGGCGACCATCACACAGCCGTAAAGTTTGGTAAATAGTGGCTACGACCAATCGTGAATTTTATGTTGATACTAGGGATATTAAATTGTTGGCTGATGCTATTGCTCGTATTCCAAGTAATTTTCCTAATCTTTTAGAGAAAGCAATATACGAAGAAGCAAATGTTATTTTCAATGAATCACAAAAACTTGTACCTGTTGATACAGGTGCTTTGAGGGCATCAGGTTTTGTTCATGCCCCTAAGCAAGAAAACAATAGAACCTTTGTTCGTGTTACCTACGGTGGTCCTGCTGCACATTACGCTTTGTATGTTCATGAAAATCTTTATTCCAGACACACTGCCCCAACCCAAGCAAAGTATTTAGAAACACCCCTTTATCGTCAAGTTCCTGTAATTATTAAAAATTTAGCCACTAGAATTACTCACATGATGAGAAATGAGTTGCCAAGATGAGCACAATACTTGAAGCCGTTGGCACATATTTACAAACTAACAATAAAGGCACTTTAGGAACAAATATTTTTCTTGGTATTCTTCCTGAGTCCCCAGATGTGTGTATTGGTGTTTTTGAATACGAAGGTTTAGCCCCAATGTTTACTATGGGAACAGCAGGGATTGAAATTGATAAGCCTTCAGTTCAATTATTATTCAGAGCAACCAGAGACGATTATCGAACAGCCAGAGATGCAGCCGATGGTGCTCGTATTTTGCTGTCAGCAGTTGCTAATCAAACAATAAATAGTTTGAGGGTTTTAAGGATTGAACCAGTTGGTTCTGTAATGCCGATGGGTGTTGATAAGAATAGCCGACCAATTTTATCAACAAACTTTAGATGTCATGTTGAACTTTAGACACACCCATGGAGAATACACCAAATCCGTACGGTAAGGGTTCACAATTAGATAGTGAACCAAGATGCTGGCGATGCAAAAGGCTACTGGCTGAGTTCGTTACGCGCCCTTGGTCAATTAGGTGTGGGAGATGCAAGGCATCTAACCAAAGTCAATAAAGGGAGAATTTTGTGAAAGAAGTCCGAAGTTATGGCACGGTTGAAAAGCGTGAAAATGGGACTTATCGAGCAAGGACTGGCAGAACAGATGGGCATAAAACTTTAGGTCATTACAAAACTAAAGAAGAAGCAGAAAAAGCGTTAGAAGATTACAAATTAAGACATGGGATTGAAATTGATGACACAATTGAAGATGTTGTTGGGCAAGCGTCTAAGCCTTGGGCAGAGTTACAGCAAGACTCAGTTGAAATTAACACAGGAACACTCACAGAACCAATCACTGATTGGGATTCAATTCTTTTATCTTTCGGGCTTGACCCAGAACATTTTTCAATCCTTGATGACAAGGTTCGGATGTCGAAGTGGCAGAGTTCAAAAAGACTAGAAAATGGTGACAGAGATGTCATTTTCTTGTATTCCTATCGTGCAACATTTATTCGTAAAAAAGTTCCAACAATCACAGATAAAGACATTGACGAGGTTCGTAAATCAATCAGGAAATTCAAACCTGTTGTAACAAAGTCAACAGAAATCCCTTCAACTTTTGTTGTGTTGTGGTCTGATTGGCAATTATACAAATCTGGTTCGGGTGGAATTGATGGAACAATCCAACGAGTTCAAGATTCATTCCAGAAAACATATAATCGTATTCTTGAGTTGAAAAAAATGGGTCGAAACATTGAACAGATTTGTTATGTAAATCTCGGAGACCCAATCGAAAATTGTGATGGACATTACAGTTCTCAACTTTTCACCGTGCAAGGAACAATGAGACAACAACTTTTAACAGCACTTGATTTGTGGACTTTAGGTGTCACAACAACAGCGCATCTTGCTGAAAAGAAAAAGTTTGTTTCAGTTTTAAGTAACCACGGAGAGTGGACCAGACGAGGTGCAGGGAAAGCCGTTACATCTGATTCAGATTCTTCAGATGGATTCTTGGCTGATGCTTTGCAAAGAATTTTGAAAAACGAAGAAGTCATTGATGAATGGGTTATTCCTCATGATGAGATGAATGTGCAAACTAATCTTTCAGGAGTTGAAGTTGCTTTTGCACATGGTCATAAAATTTCTGGTAAAGAAATGGAATGGTTGCGTGG